TATGGATTAAGGATACTGAGAGACAATCGCGTATAACATTTGGGTCCTCGCTCTTGCAATTCTTCATATTGAAGACTGCAATTGTTGAGACCCTCTGTATGTATGCGATGGCTTTCAGCCAAGAAATGCGTCTGCCAATTTTATTGGTAGTCGTCATTTCTTTCTTCGTTTGTGTCTGTCGAGTATTTGCGCATGCTCTAAGCGAGGGACCATATGGCTCCTGCTAAAAGCTTAGATGAGTTAAGTCTCATCGCCGCATTGCTCGCAGACGCTCACGCGTCTTATCGAGTTGTGTTCGACACACGTGCCCTAAAAGCTACTATGAAAATAGTAGTGGATAGAACACGCTCTGAAGGAGTGGGTTTTCTTTCGAAAACTTTACCCCGTCTTGGCAAACACCTTGATCAGGTGCTTGCAGGATCTACTACTTGGAACGCTGAAGAATTGGAGTGGAAACTCCAAGACAACAGTAAACTACCTAGATTTCTAGGCGAGTTATTCAATCTAGTATTCCAACCGGACGGTTCACTTCTTCCTATACCAGACGCAAATTGCGTTACGCTCATAAGACAAATCCTCTACTTATATTATAAGTTAGAATTGCCTTATGACGAGGTTCAAGAACAACAAGTCATCGACGCCTTTAAACAGGCGGAGAAAGACTTATCGGAAATGCTTCCTCAGTTTGCTACTTGGCATTCTGGTTGGCATAGTATATTCAGGCACGAGCGAGCATACTTCTCATCGATCGTTGATGAAAATCATCGAGATGGTAAGTGGCTTACTCAGTGCTCTGTAATTCGCGAGGCTAAACGTCTCCTTTCGGAGTTGTTTAGTTCGTTCGACCCTACGGACATCATCCCTAGTCACGGACCTGGAGTTGTTGCTACAAAGCAACGACTTTCCAAGAAGTTTCTTTGGACCGATGTTTCCAGTCGAATCACAGACCTCTATCCTTTTGACGCGTATTTCTGCGCATCATCTGGACATGTCTGTGATAGTTACCCCCGCTTTGATGCGGTGGGTGTCACGGATCATTCGGCTCGAGTTTTACTCGTCCCGAAGGATTCCCGCGGCCCAAGATTAATCTCTTGCGAACCCGTTGATAATCAATGGATTCAGCAAGGGCTAAGCAGGGCTATATACCGATTAGTAGAGAAC